CTGACTTTGTTGGTAAATTAAGGGGCAAGGGATTGATATGATAGAGAAACAAATAATAAAATTACTATTAGGTAAAAAGTTTTATACAAAATATAAAGGTCAGATATCTCGCAATGTATTTCAAGGTAGCTTTGGTTCTTTGTTTGATACTGTACAAAAGGCTCATGAAAAATATGATGCCGATATAAGTATTGATGAGTTGTATTCATTACATACTACAGTATTTAATCCAGCATTAACTAGGGCAGCGAAGGAGCAGTTCAGTGAATTGCTTGAGGACATAAAGGAAGTACAACAGCCATCAAAAGAAATAGCAGATGACATTGTAAAGATATTAGTTGAAAGAGATGTGGCTCAGAAGATTGCGATAGAAGCTACTGAAATATTTAATGGTAGACCAGCAGACTTTAATACTATTGTTTCTATTATAGAAAAACATAAGCATGGATTACCTATAGAAAAAATAGATGCAGTTACTAATGATATAGGGGAACTGATTGAGCAATTAAATGTGGTAAGTAAATGGCAATTTAATTTAGTGTCATTAAAAGATGGCATAGGTGGGATTGGACCTGGAAATTTAATGATAGTATTTGCCAGACCAGAGGTAGGTAAGACAGCATTCTGGGTGAGTTTAGTGTCAGCACCTAATGGATTTGCAGAACAAGGTGCAAAGATACATGCATTCATTAATGAAGAACCTGCAGTTCGTACACAAATGAGGGCTATTAGCTGTTTTACTGGATACAATAAAGAACATATTTCAGAACATATAGAAGATACACAATTTAAATGGGCAAAGATAAAAGATAATATTAAAATGATTGACACTGTGGATTGGACTATTGATGATATAGATAGTCATTGTGAAAAACATAAACCAGATATTGTTGTAATAGATCAACTAGACAAGATAAATGTAAGTGGTACATTTGCAAGAACAGATGAAAAGCTACGAGCTATATACACAGGTACTAGGGAGATAGCTAAAAGAAGAAATTGTGTAGTGATTGCTATGTCACAGGCATCTGCAGATGCAGAGAACAGAGATCATATATCATTTTCTATGATGGAAAACTCTAAAACAGGAAAGGCTGCCGAGGCAGATTTAATTATTGGCATAGGTTGTGGTAGTTATGCCCGAACAGATGATCAAGATAATGGTACTCGCATATTAAATATTAGCAAGAATAAGATAACAGGTTGGCATGGTACTCCAAGTTGTATTATAGATAAATACTTAAGTAGATATACAAATAATTAAAATGATAACAACAGTAGACGTAGAAACTTCGTATCAAAAGACAGAGCATGGTGGTATGGATCCATCACCATTTAATCCCCAAAATATCCTAGTTAGTGTAGGAATTAATGATGAATATTATTTTACAAACCATACTGATAGGATTGATAAAGGTTGCTATCATAAAATACAAAAGATATTAGATGATACTAAATTATTAATAGGGCATAATATTAAATTTGATTTAAGCTGGCTACTTGAAGCAGGATTTAAGTATGATGGCAATGTATATGATACTATGATAGGTGAGTATGTATTAAATCGTGGTATTCGTAAGAGTTTAACACTAGATATGTGCTGTCAGCGTAGAAAAATAGGTGCTAAAGATGACAGAATAAAAGAATATATGGATAGAGGTATATCATTTGAAAATATTCCTGTAAATATTGTAGAAGAATACGGCAGAATAGATGTAGCTATTACTAGAAAACTATTTGATTCACAAATGGAAGACTTAAGATCAGACAAAGATAAAAATTTATTAACAACTGTTAAGATGATGAATGAATTTTTAATTGTACTTACTGATATGGAACGTAACGGTATACATATAAATTTAAATGACCTTGCACAAGTAGAAAAAGAATACAGGGCAGAGTTTGCTTACTTAAAACAAAAGATAAGTAAGATTGTTTATAATAAAATGGGAGATACTGAAATTAATTTGTCAAGTCCTGAACAATTATCATGGTTAATCTATTCTAAAAAACCTAAAGATAAAAAAGAGTGGGCTAGAATATTTAATATAGGAATTGACAAACATACAAGAAAAAATAAGAGAAGACCTAGATTTTCTTTTCATCAGTTTAGAAAATTAATAGCAGATAATACTGTACTCTTGCGTAAAACTACAGCTAATCAATGCTTACCATGTAATGGCAAGGGTGTGATTAGAAAAATTAAAGTTGATGGTAGCCCTTATAAAAAATATAGTAAGTGTGATGAATGTTTTGGAGAAGGATTTGTATATAGTAATATGGCTAAACTTGCAGGGTTTAATCAAAGACCTAGAAGTGTTTATGATGTAGCTGAATCAGGATTTAGAACAGATAGAATTACATTAAACAAAATTGCAGGAGAAGCTGAAGGAGAGTTCAGAGAATTTATTGATGCTGTCATAAGGCACAATGCTATTAGTACTTACTTAAATACATTTGTTGAAGGATTAAAAAACTTTACAAATGAAAATAGTTTACTACATCCTAAGTTTATGCAAGCAGTAACAGCAACAGGTAGATTATCTAGTCGTGATCCTAATTTTCAAAACCAACCACGGGGTGGTACGTTTCCTATTCGTAAGGTAATACAATCTAGATTTAAGGATGGTCAGATATTAGAAGTAGACTTTGCACAATTGGAATTTAGAACTGCAGTATACTTGGCACAAGATAAACAAGGCATGGAAGATATAAAAAATAATATAGATGTTCATCAATACACTGCTAATATTATTGGTGTGTCTCGGCAAGATGCAAAGGCACATACATTTAAACCATTGTATGGTGGTACTACAGGAACAGATGATGAAAAAAAATATTATAAAAAGTTTGCAGAAAAATATGCTGACATAACACAATGGCATAATGAATTACAAACTCAAGCAATTACTTATAAACAAATTAAACTACCCACAGGTAGGGAGTATTCATTTCCATATGCAGAGAGAATGCCATGGGGTGGATCTAGTTATAGTACACAAATAAAAAATTATCCTGTACAAGGTTTTGCAACTGCTGACATTGTACCATTAGCATGTATAAAAATATATGAACTAATGAAAGAACAAAAGGTAAAGAGTTTACTTATTAACACAGTTCACGATTCTATTGTGGCTGATGTTTATCCTGGTGAAGAAGTTGTAATGAGTAAAATATTTAAACAGGGTACGGCTTCTGTAATACCTGCATTGAAAGAGTATTATGGAATTAATTTTAATATTCCACTTGACACAGATGTCAAAATGGGATATGATTGGTTAAATATGAAGGAGGTAAACCATGACACAAATTAAATTTGTAAAAGAAATCCCTATAATTAATGGGACTTATAAAAAGGACACACCTGATAAAGAGATAGGCTATCAAAAATGGCAAGTTAGAAAAACATATGAAGTTGAAATGGAATATGAAATAGTTGCCAAGACAAAAAAAGAAGCTGACGAAATCCTGGAGAAAAAAGAGTGTGTGAAAGTTGAAGACATTGATGACTATGGTGACACTTTCAGAGAGACTATTAAAGGTAGACATGTTAATGATATGTCAGGCGATGAACCTGTAGCGTGGAAAAAGATTGAAGAGTGTCTACCTCGTGATGATGAAGATATTGATACAAGCAAAAGATTCTTAAACTATGAAGATCCTGATTGGGTTTCAGATGATTATGAATGGAAAAAAAATGAAGATGGTACAGATATAACTAAGGAGGATACTAATGGCAGACGTACCAATACTTGATAAAGGTATAGATGATTGGGGTGAAGATGAGCAGGAGAAGGCTTATGATAAACTACAATCATTGAAGCAGGACTTTGAAGGAGTACCTACAAAGTTATATATAAACGAAGATGAAGAACTACAAAGTTATATTATGTGGTTTGCTCGTATGGAGTCTCTTCCATATGAGATTACTGATGGGGAGACTAGGATATGTTGATACTAGAGATAATAGTATATGGTTTAATAGGTTGGGTTTTGTTAGGATTTTTTATTAGAGGATTTTAAAAATAACACTTGACATATCCCCCAAAGTATGATATAAGGATAGCTAACAATAAGGAGGGCTATTATGGAAAATGAAGTAGCAAATATAAAGAACATGTCCAACGAGCAGATTATGCAAGCGATTGGGCAGGACGATGGTTCTAGTAGTGGTATAAGAATACCAAGACTAGGAATTAATCGTTCACCTGAAGATGACGATGGTAATCAATTACCAGTAGGACATTTGTTTACCTATGATTCGAGTGTAGGACAAAATGTTTATGGTAAGCCAGTTACCTTTAGACCTTTTATCAGTGCAATGCAATACATGCATTACAATCCTGAGAAAAGTGAGTATGTAAATCGTTCTATTATTTTCAAGAACTGGAAAGAAGAAGCGATTGATATACTAGGTGGAACAAAGTGTGGTAAGATTCCTTTCAAGGAAAGACCATCACTTACACCTGAACAATTAGCAGAGCAAAGAACTATAAGATGTTATAGATTACTATATGGTCTATTATCTTTTAAAGGTACGAAAGCAAATGGTGAAGACCATACACTTGCTAACCTACCTGTATTATGGAGAGTAACGGGTACAGCTTTTTCTCCTGTAGGTTCTGCATTGGATCAAATTAACAAACGTAAGAAACTTATGTTTACAACTACGTTTTCAATTGATTCTAAAAGACAGAAAAAAGGTGGTAATGTATATTATACACCAGAGATTTCTGTTAATGCTGATGCTAATTTGCAAATGTCTAAAGAAGATATGGAAACTTTAACTGTGTTTCAAGATATTATTAACACAGAGAATAATGAAGTTGTTGATCTTTATAAGGATGCAAAAAAAGGTCAATCTACATCTTCTGATGGTGAGTCAGCAAAGGTGATAAAACAAGTTGAGGATCCAGTTGAAGTGTTATCAAACTAATGAATGATATACTTCATAAAGTTCAGCTATATCTAAGCAAGGCTACTAAAGAGCCTGTAAAGATTTCTGATAAACTGGTTGAAGAGTTTGGTGAGGCATGTAAAAGTGCCTTACGCAAACAGTTTACAGGAGAACGTAGATCTAATTTTAAACCACGAATGTCTAATATAGGTAGACCTTTGTGCCAGCTACAAATGGAAGCACAAAATATAAAAGGTGAAGGGCAACCTTATAATGTTAAAATGAGAAATACATTTGGGGATTTAATTGAAGCCTTGTCTATATTTGTTTTAAAATCAGCAGGAGTAAAAATAGAAGATGAACAAAAGAGTGTTAAGTATAAGTTTAATGGGTCTTCCATTGAAGGAAGGTATGATGTTAAAATTAATAAAAAGATTTGGGATATTAAAAGTGCATCACCTTATTCCTTTGAGAGAAAATTTGGAGCAAGTGGTGGCTTTGAAGAGATAGTTAAGGACGATGCATTTGGATATATACCACAAGGATATTTATATAGTGAGAGTGAGAAGCTTCCATTTGGTGGGTGGATTGTAGTTAATAAATCTACTGGTGAATGGGTGGTTTGTGAAACTCCATTGATAGACGAAGAGTACAAAACAAAGGCAATTCAAACTGCTAAAAATAATGTGCATAGTCTTGAAAAGAAAAAACCTTTTAAAAAATGTTATGATGAAATTGAAGAAACTTTTAGGACAAAGAAAACAGGTAATAAGATTTTGGGTATGGTGTGTTCTTTTTGCCCATACAAACTTCCTTGTTGGGGAAGCAAATTGCAACTGTTGCCACAGCAACAATCGCAAGGTAAGAACCCTAAGTGGGTTTGGTATACTGAAGTTAATAATCCTAGAAAGGATGATACTTTAGAGAAAGGTGGGGGATAGTTTCGAGGGGTCTATTCTCCATCAATACCTTTTGTAATGTTATACTTTATAGTATTTAAAAATAAAAAAGATAATGATTATAGAATGTATACAAATGTAATATTTAATAATGAAAAAGAAGCAGATGATTTTGGTAAAAGAAGTATGAAGAGAGGATTTGAACACAAAGTTGTAGAGTATGATAGTGAAAATTATAAAAAGTATTGGTATAAATGACAAAAGATAACAAGTTTGATGCACTAAATTCAATAAAAGTTTTAATCTCCCCATGGGAAAAGGGCTTTACCTGTGGTATAGTAATGGATAGTAAAGCTAAAATGTCAACTGAGCAATATGAACTTTGCTCAACGATAGCCAGGGGTATGATTAAAATGGCGACATCGGATCCCCATACAACTTTCTTGTATGGGTTAAGAGGATTTACAGATGATCGTAAACACAATAAGGGTATGTCAATAAATTTTATAGCTGAGTTTGGCGATGAAGATAATGTTATTGATTTTATTGAATACTTAAAACATAAAAGGGATAAGGAGTTAAACTAATGGCAACACACTTAGTAATAGGGGATCCTCATTGCAACCCCAAAGCAAGCAATGATAGATTCTTGTGGGCAGGTAAAATGGCACGAGATCTAAAACCAACTACCATAGTATGCATGGGTGACTTTGCAAGTATGGATTCTCTATCGAGTTATGATAAAGGTAAGAAATCATTTGAAGGTAGAAGATATAAAAAAGATATAGACCATGCTCATGACGCATTGGAAAAATTTAATAAAGGTCTCAACGGGGGACGATCAAGAAAAGTCATGCTACTTGGTAATCATGAAGATAGAATAGATAGGATAGTAGATGAAACTCCAGAACTTGATGGAACAATTAGTACAAAAGACCTCAACTTTAAGGAGTATGGTTGGGAAGTTATTCCATATCAAGAACCTATATCTATCAATGGTGTACATTATTGTCACAATTATCCTACTGGTATTATGGGTAAGCCTATTAGTGGGGATAACATTGCACGTTCTCTCCTATTAAAGAATAAAGTATCTTCAACTGTAGGGCATTGTCATCTGTTTGATTACTCAATGTGTACAATTCCTTCAGGTAGAAAAGTTATAGGGCTATCTGCTGGATGCTACTTGCATCATAAAGAAAGCTATGCTAGAAATACACAACGCATGTGGTGGAGTGGTCTTATAGTTAAACGTAATGTTCGTAATGGTGAGTATGATTTAGAAACTGTTGAGTATAATGCTGTTAGGAGGAAGTATGGAAAACGATAGTGTTCATTCTCCTGCCCATTATAAGTATGGTAAAAAGGAAACTATAGAAGTTATAAGAGATTGCATGACAGAGGATGAGTATCATGGGTATCTTAAAGGTAATGTGCTAAAGTATGTAGCAAGATATAAGTTCAAAGGAGAACCATTGGAAGATTTAGAAAAAGCACAGTGGTATTTAAATAGACTCATTAAGGAGGTAACATAATGGGTAGAGTAAAACAAGCGTTAATAGAAGTGGATGATTTAGTTTGTGGTTGTCTTCAACAAGGTAGAACCCTTAATCAAACTGTTAGAGATTTAGAAGAAATCTTTAATAAACAAGAAGATAGTAATCCTTATTTATTAGATGGAGATCTAATAGAGGATAAGTACTATCAATTTAGAGGTCAACAATAAAGGAGAAAAGATGGCTAATAACTCAAAGGAGAAACCAACACAACAACCAAACCCTAGAACTTATTTAATAAGTTCTGTACAACTAACAGATATAATGAGGTACTTAATGTCAAGACCTTATGCTGAAGTTGTTAAGTTAATGAATATGCTTGCAACATTAAATCAGTTAGACCCTAGTATTGGTGCAGATTTTGTTAAGCAACAAGCATCTGGAGCAAGTGATGGAAAAAAATGATGTACCAAAACACACAGGATTGTTGTTTGAATTAAAGATTGGATTAAACAAGGAGAATTCTATTGTGATTGACTATGGTGGAAAACCTGTAGGAAAGATAAGAGAAGCATTGAAGGGGTATAAGTATCATGGAAATTTATGTGCTGCAGTAATTAATCATTGTAATTCTGTAGCTAAAAAACTAGAAGATGATATTAAAAAGTTAATTCAAAATGTATAAACCATTACCTGACGGACTAACAGTTAATATAAGTGCTATTGAAGGACTAGGTTTATTTACAGAGTCCTTTGTAAAAAAAGGAACTAACTTTGGAGTAAGCCATATGAAAATGAATGGCATGCTAATTCGTACTCCTTTAGGTGGATTTATAAATCATTCTGATACACCTAACTGTACCAAAAGTAGATACTTTATGACAAATACAGACGATGTTAAAATTAAACATGACTATACTAGATATGATTTAATTGCATTAAAAGATATTGAGGGTGGAGAAGAGTTAACTCTTAAGTATAGTTTTTATAATATAGAATGAACACCAAGCAAATGAAAAAGATACGAAACAAAGCACGGGCTATTATGGTTGAGTGGATTAAAGAAGTAATTAAAAAAGAAGACCACACTAAAGTTAATCGTGAGAATCTTGAAAAGCTAATTGAAACTAGTAGTTATTATTGGAGTGGTGGCACATTAAAGTTACAGCCTTGGTCGTATAGATGGGTTGTTAAAAAATTAAAGAAAAATCCTCAATGGACTTTAAAAGATATTAAACAAAGTCTTGCACCATCTGAGCAAGCACAACGAAGAGAACGTATGGCAAAGGAAGGACCTGTAGCATTTTAAGTTTTGGCGTGAAGAAGTTGCACCAAAAAAAAAGGCACCCGTAAAGGTGCCTTGTGTGTTGTCTACAATAAGGGGGAAGTTAATAGCTTCTCCCTTTTTTTATGCGAATAATCTTTCTGTTTGTTGTTTAGCTTTAGTTAATCTAATTGGTTTGCTTAGTCTTTCTTTCTGTAATTTCTTTGGTAGTTTCATTTTGATAAGTTGTTCTGCGTCTTTATCATAACCTAAGTCTACCCCTTCAGGTGGTTTGTAATTTCTAAGA